TCACGGCAATAATCTTTCCAGGTTTGGATTCACTAAAGGATCTCTTCCTGATGAAAACGAACGAAATAAAGGTCTCGATTATGAAGATATATATGAGGAATTACCTGAGGATTTAAAAGAGGCATTTAAGAACGTAGGATCAAAAACACTGGCAGATTATCAAAATGATATGGCAATGGAAATAATGCGTGCACGAAGAGAATCCAATATGATTGATGCAATGCTTAGACCTAAAAACTACGTAGAAGATCAAGATGCGTATGATGAGGATATGATAGATATGGATCTTTTTGATGAATTGAATAACTAAAAGTATAATTGTATAGGGTAAAGATCAGCCCTATACAATTATACTTTTTTTATTACAAATAGATATATAAATATAGAAAGGACGGTATATTCATGAACAACTTCCAAGAAGAAGAGTATGAGATTCTGTCCGAGACAGAAACTGATATTTTGATCACGGATTTTCCTGTTGAGCTGATTAAGGAAAACATCAGATATCAAATAAATAACCCATTGTCAACCGATGTGAACTATATTTCCAACGTCATTGATAGATACCGCATTGTTAAAGAAACAGTTATTGATGATGAGGAATCTCTCAAGAAATTAAATTCATCTACAATGGATTTCTTCAATTTCATTATTTCCCAGATTGATGAAAAATTTGATCTTGGGATCAATCTGGACATGTTTGATAATCTGGAAGACAGTATGGAGACTGGAGTTGCACTTTATCACTTCTTGATTCTCCGATATAGAAAAAATGTAACTAAATTCATTCATAAATATATTACAAAAAATAAGAAATTCTTTGTAGAACAATTTGGAGATGAGCAAAGGAAAAAGGATGTAACCTCTGTAGCTACCAAAAAGAAAATTAAAAACAAAGATGATGCATTAATTGTTTCAAATCTTCCAAAAATTATTAATTTTATCTTAACCATGGATATTGAACCCCTTGACTTTATTAAATACATTGCTAGCGATGATAATTACGATGCATCTATTATTAGAAAGCTTATTCTTGAAGGAAATCTTCTCGGTAATTTTGTCAGGGATTATTTGGATATCATTGTAAGCGATTACGATGATGTACTTGACGAGATCCAGACCGAGGTAAAAATGAAGCTTTTAAATAAATCTTAATATATAAAAAACTAAAGAAAAGGAGTTCAGATCCAGATGGAAAACCAAAATGTACAAAACGTCGAAGCTGCTGTTAATGAAACGAATGAAAATCTGCAAGAACAACAAACTGCTGAGCAAGAAGAGTATCAAATCGTTGAAGTTAACGGGGAGAAAGTTGCGGTTAAGCCCGGAAGTACTGAGGCTGAGATTGCTAGGGTTAAGCATCTCTTTGGCCTTAACAATATGCTCGATTCTGTAAAGAAACTCAATGAACAAATGAAAGAACGTCGGCTGCATTTTCTCGGTGACGACGAATCTAAGATCGATCATTTTACTTCTATTCTTGAAAGTAAGACCATAGAAGAAATTAAAAATGCCTCGGATGAAGAAATTATGGATCTTTTCAAAACCGAGGATGGCGGAACTATTGAGCTTGTTCTGGATATAAATAATCCGGAGGAATCGTTCAAATTCCGTCGCGATTTCCTTATTTTCATGAAGGAGAGCATTGATGCTCAAAAGGTTATCGATGAGGAAACGGCGAAGATTGAAAAAGAAATTGCTGAATCCAGGGAAGAGCTTAACAAGCTTATTGAACAATTTGGTGATTTCGAAACATACATTGAAGAAACAATGGCTAAACGATTGGAAGTTGCTACTGGTAAAGAAAGAGAGCGTTTGCTAATCGTTAAACAAGCATATGAAGAAGCGGAAAACCTCAACGAAATCTATGAGCACTACAAGAACAAAGGTACTCTGATGATTATCAATACCATCGAAGACCTTAAAAGTATTTCTCGGGCAAATCGTGTATATGAAAAATATAAAAAGCAACTTATTAAATTGAATATCAAAACGGATCTTACGGATTTTGACAATCTTGAACTTAAATTGGACGAGAAGTATCATCCTTATGCAAATGTCTTCCTTTTTGCAGTTATCAAATATATTGCTTATAAGAAAGATGTGTCTGTTAATAAAGACGGTGTGTTTTTGGCTCGTCTTGGAGAAAATGTGCGTAAACTCTTTGCAGACAGCTTCAAAGATGAAGCAAAGAAAGAAAAATTCAAAGCATCTATTTCCAAAGTCCTCGATCTGTTTATTCAATAAAAAAACAATAGGGTAAGAGTAGATTTCACTTCTACTCTTACCCCCTTATTTTTTTGCATTCATAGAAAGGGTGATATAGATTATGATTGAAAAATATTTACTTAATGACGGAGAGAACATTATCTTTGTCGGTCATTATATGGAGGCATATATTCCAGAATTTTACTTCGAGGGTAAGTTAGCAGAAGACTATGGTTCTTCAATCAATGTATTTGGTCTATTCAATGTGAGAATGTTTGATGAAAATGGAAGATCAGAAAAATTGGAAACATTTAATCTTCCATCCATGATCAACATCTATCCCTCAGAGACTGAAACAAAAGAACTTCAACTTATTCCCGGAGACGACGGTGTATTGGATCGTTACAGAGTTGCCAAATTCTTTAAGAATAACAAAGTTATGGCCAATAGCTTTCCTCAAGATGCTTCTAACGTAGAACTTTTTATCAATCTTTTATTTAGGGGAAAAGTACCCCCGACTATCCCATATGATCAAATTGTAAAGATTTGGCAGAAAAATCTTGAAATTAACAACATTAAACTCGGTGTAACATCTACCGTTCTTGAAATTATTGTTTCCGAAATATATCGTAACAAAAAGAAACCAGAGGAAACGTTCGCTAAAGTTGTTGGTAAAGATCCAAAAGTTTCCCAATATGCATATAAAGCTGCAAATATTCGTGAGATTTGTGCTAGAAACTCAACATTTGCAGCACTTACCTTTGAAGATATTGACTCAATGATTACAACATCTCTCAATATCAATAAATATAATAAAGAAGAATCTGAGTCACCAATCGAAAAAATCATAAAGATGTAGGGTCTCCAAAGAACATTAAATTAAAAATAAGTATAGGAGGTAGACGATATGCCGCAACCTGGACAAATTATCCCGGATTATTTACATCCGACTGTTCAGACCATCATCAATGATAATACCGAATTCGTTGAAGAAACGTCTCAACCGGATCTCGGTATTAGGTCGCTGTTCGTATTCACATCTGGCAAGGGTAGAGACGGTGTACTGCTTGAAATGGCTAACCGCACTCAATTCATCGAAGAGTTTGGTAGGCCGGACTACAGCAAGTACGGTCAGCCGATCTACATGCCGTACGCGTTCCTTTCGTCGGGTCAGACTCGCGCATATTGCATGCGTGTTATGCCTGACGACGCATCTTATGCAAATAGTGTCGTTGTAGCAAAAGTGAAGGTCGATACTATTTCTGGCTCGACCCCGGTTAAACGTCTTCTTATCCGTTTCCAAGTGTCCAACATTGGCAACATCACGGACAAAGAAGAACTGCTTCCGCTGGCTGAAGCCATGACGGATACCGATCCTGATGCCGATGGTTTCATGACCTATCCTCTGTTTATTCTGAATTCGCATGGTCGTGGTGTATATGGTGACGCTTTCCGTTATCGTATTTCTACGGCTATTCAAGCAGACAAAGAAAATGAATACAAGAACTATCGTCTTGAAGTTTATGAGCTTGAAAACAGCCTTAAACGGAAAGAAGTCTTTGAGGGAACTCTGAGCCCGGATTCCGTTCAAGGAACGACGTCCCTTTTCTTCGAAGACGTTGTTAACGATTCGGAAAACGGTAGCAACAAGATCAACATTACCGTTATCGTGGATTCCTTCAAGGCAATCTTTGATATGTACAAGGAAGAAATTAATCCGACAACAGAATTGACGTTCGAAACTTTCGACTTCCTGTATGGTAAAGACAAAGACGGTCAATCCATTCAAGGTATTGCTTATGACACGGAAGATCCGGATTATGTATCTCTGGATACTGTTTCCGGTATTCCGCTTGCAGGTGGTAGTGACGGCTCTTTTGCATATGAAGAAGCAAACCTCGCTATCCGTGAAGAAGCTATCATTGAAGCTTATCAGAAGGCATTCCGCGGTGAATATGACCGCGCAATTCTGAGTAAGCGTCGTACTCCGTGTCAGTTCATCTTTGACGCCGGCTACCCGGAAGAAGTCAAGAGTGAACTCATCACGCTCATGACCAAACGTTATGATGCTTATGGGTTCATTGATGCTGGCATTCTGAACTCTGTAACGGATGCTATCGCATGGGGCGAATCCATGAAGAACGTTGGCGACAGGGTGTTCTCGAAAGAGTTCCAGCACTACAAGACGCGCGATCCGTTCACCGGTAAGATTATTCCGGTCACTATCACGTACTTTTATGCCAATGCCCTTCCGATGCACTTTATCACCAACGGAAACCATATTCCGTTCACGGGTGAAAACTACGCCCTGCTTACGGGCCACATCAAGAATTCGCTTGCTCCGATAGTCGACGCTGACGACGGAGACGTCAAAGAACAACTTTACTTGCTGCGTCTGAACTATTTCCAAGCTATCGCTGAGAATACGTTCGTTCGCGGTACTCAAACGACGTCTCAAAATGTCTGGTCTGATCTTTCGGAAGAAAACAATATGCACGTCCTGCTTGAACTCAAGCGTATGATTGAAAATATGGTCAGCTCGCTTGCATACAACTTTGCTGAAGCCGAAGACCGTATTCGGTTTACTGAAACCGCTCAACGCTTGATTGCTCCGTACATCGGAACCAAGATCCGTGAAGGGTCAGTTACTTTCCAAATGTCGCCGTGGGAAGAACAACGTAGCATTCTCCATTGCTACCTGAGTGTTGTCTTCCGTACGCTTGGTAAGCGCGGTATTGTCGAAATTGACATTAATCCGCGTGTCTAATACAAATAAAAAAATAGAAGGGAGATGGAATAAATGGCTGAGACTACGCTTCAGACTAACATCAAACAACCCAGTGACAAAATCACTCAGTACTCTTTGTTCCTTGGCGGTCTCAACACCAAGGCCGGAGTAATTGAGCAATACTCGCCTCTGCGTACTGGTTATGCCCGTATCTTTTTTGTTAAGATGCCGGTTTTTATGAATAAAATCTTCCCGAATAAGACTAAGAACTTCAAGCATATGCTTGAATATGGATTCGTCGGTATCGACGGTATCCAAAACACGACGCTTGAATTCGAACAAGTCACGGGTGGTTACAACGCCCGCTCGTTCGACGTTCCGTCGACGGCTCGGGACGAAACGACCGAGGTGACGATCCGTCTCTATGAATTCACTGGTTCGCCGGTACGTGAGTATACGGAGATGTGGATCTCTGGTATTTCGGACCCGGTCACCGGTATCGGTCACTATCATGGTGCTATTGGTCAAGATGGTATTGTCTACAACCAAGCAAACCATGTTGCCGAAGCAATCTATGTACAAACTGACCCGACCGGCCGTGAAGACGGTATCGAGTATGCGTGCCTGCTGACGAACATGATTCCGAAAAACGTCAAGAAGGATCACTTCAACTACGAATCGGGTCAACACCCGGTAGTCCAAGTTGACGTGCCGTTCAGCTGCGTTAAGTACGAATCGCCGCAAATCAACACCATTGCAAAACAACTTATTACGAAATATAAGATTCTTCGCAATTTCCTGGATTTCAACTCGGGTTACACTATCGACAACGTCAACAACATGCCCGTACCTCAAATCAGCGACTGGCCTACGCAGTAATAAAATTAAAAGATCCCATACCGTACGGTATGGGATCTTTATTATGTTTTTTTTCACTGACCGGAATTATCAGATTCGGGTCTATTTTTCTTATTTTCTGTGAGTCTAGTCACTTCAACAAAAGCATCTCTAAGTATTTCTTCTGCACGATTCCACGGCAACATCGGAAGAACTTCCTTAGCGAGATTCCTATAAAGAATGTCTTTGAGTTTGTTATCAAATTCAGTCTGTTCGGATTGTTCGCCGGTCATTGCCTTAATGAGCATATTGATAACTACATCGGCATTAGAGACAATGTCCGACATGTTGGTGTTATTCAGAGATTTGGGTGGCATAAGTTTAAATTCAAAGCTTTCGATAATATCATCGTCGATAGTACTACTGGTGAAACGAAGAATCTTTTTATAAAGCTCTGTGGTACAGTTATTGAAATCCATCTGATAGCTGATAACACGTCTCAGGAATTTTGCATTTGCCATAACCAGAGTTTTTGCATAGTCTGCTTGATTGATGTACTCCATAATAACTGAAGGAACACCAGTGGAATTAATATATGCAGTACGAAGAAGTTCCATGAGTTCAGTATTCAACTGGACATCTTGCCCAGACAGGATATCGAAATCTATACCTCTTTCACCGCTTCTTCCTATAGGCATGAAGATATCTTTTGCATGGCCGATTTTAGAAATCATTGAGTTGTAGTTGAGAAGATCCATGAAATTGATTTGTCTTTCGCGGATGGAGCGAGCTATTTCTTGTATCTTATTAGCTATGTTCGCATCGATTCCGGAGGATCTCACATAGTATACTCTGGTATCATTGGAACGGCTAATGATAGTAACCATCTTAAAAATGAGCAACGCAAGGTATAGTTTAGCATAGAAGAGAGAAGGCATAATTATAGACTGCCCCTCACCTTCTTCATTTCTGTTCACATGGAATTCGGTGACGTAATCGACTGGAATGAATTGGAATCTGAGATCTTTTTTATAAATATCATTATAAATCAGTGAGTTCAAAATGAGTTCTTTGAATTTATGATTCTCTTCCAGGAATTTCTTATTAAATGCCTTTACGATCTTATCGGTAATTTTAGAAAGAAAGTTTGTCTCTAAATCTTTGGGTGTACCAAATGTAAAGTTAGCACGGATCGTTTGTGAAAAAGGAGTTCTAGAAACCTCTGTTGCAACTTGATGTACGTAATAATACCCGATTGTATGATCAAGGATTTTAATTGGAATCATACGACGAGGGTCAATGAGTTTAATATAACAATCATTGAACATGGAAAAATCTTTTTCAGAATCTTTAAGTTCTTTGGTTCCATCCGCATACATAGACGCGGAAGACTCGTTTTTCTTAATGCTATCTTTTGAAATTTTATCTGCCATCTTTCTAAACGGACTATCCGTTCCGAAGAGAGCATCCAAATCATTTGCTCCCTCCAAAACAAGAGGAAGAGGAATGTCATCATTAACAACTTCAATATTTTCTAAAACATTGTTAAACGTCTTCTTCAAATCTGCCAAATTTACATTTTTCAAATCAGATTCTTCTCTGAAACTTTTTACGAATTCATCACTTACGGCTTCTAAAGTATATTTAATTCTTTGCTCGGAACGTTGTTTCTTTTCAGTATATTGCTGATACAGCTTAGAGTATGGAATAGTATAGACATAATATTTCCCATATTGGAGAGTATTGGGAATAATATGGTCTTTGAGTTTTTGAAGGAGTTGGAATTTCTTTTGAATGTTTTCCACGGTATCTCTTAAACCTAATTTATCTTCACTACCAGTCTCCTGATTTTTGAAGGTCAGGCTGCAAGAAACATAGGATGAAAGATCGTCTGCAGATACGATAGCGTCTCTTGTAGTATTAAGTGCTTCTTTCAGTTCAAAAAGCTGATTACAAATAATATTCAGATCTTCATAAAGAAGATTTTGATTCTTGTAACGTTCATAGAAGAAACTAAAGATACCGCTACCGGATTCGTCCGAGAAAATTTCCTCCATAGATTTCGGATTGTTTCTCAGACTATTTTCCCTATCCTGCTCATTAAAAAGTTTTACAAGGAAAACAGAGATATCATCTCCTGTATATTTAGTAAATTCTTTGATGTCATCATAAATAACATCATCTATCTCATTAGAGATTCTCTCAAGTTCCCTTTCTCGCTTGAGATTAGGAGAGCCGAGATTTTCTATATATTCGTTGAATAGTGAATTGAGTCTTTGGAGAGGTTTTTCTATTCTTCTGACTATAGTTCTTCTATTATTAGTTTTAGCCATTTTATAACCGACCACCTTTACTACAACTTATTTTATAGATCTGTTCGACTGAGTAAATTATAGTCGGATTTTTGCAAAAAAATAAAGAGAGCATAACTTATGCTCTCTAATCAGTGGGCATCTTTATACAGCTATAAAGATGAAAAGAGGATATTGAATTATTCTCATCCATCAATACAGCCTCGAAAATTTCTTCGTTTATTTCCGAAAACAAGAACCATATATCTGAACTATTTTTCAATGTGGGTAATAATTCTTTTGACATTTTAATCCGAAAATCTTCATACTGATGAATCAGTATCTCACCGTCAAGCAATGTCTGAGTGGCTTCATCGCTCATTTTAATAGACTTTTGCTTGAATTGTTTAATTTTCTCTTTCACTTTGAAATAGATATTGGGAATAATCGAATCGCTTATTTCGCCAATAACAAAGTTCAATTCTTTCTTATCCGTAGAGACTTTTATTTTAATCAGATTATTATCTACTACAATTTCTTCAATTTCGGATTTCTTATAATCCTTAAAAACTTCGGAAATTTTTACACCATTGAGTATAAGAAATCCGGAATTTGTCATCGCACTAACAATTTCCTGTATTGTCTCTGATTGAGCAAAATGGTATCCTATATCAATAACTTTGCTATTTTGATAAGGTAATGCAATTCCGTCTCCAAAAAGGCAATAGACCTTACACATACGTCTCATTACCTTATTCAATTCTTCTACTTTCTTAATGATTTTTTTATCTACTTTAAGGTTGTCCATTACCATCATCCCCAATTTCGATAACTAATTTGTCGATAAAATGTGTATTTCCATACAACTCAGGAACTTTATATTTCTTTCTATTCTTGATTCCAAACTGTTCACGAACTTTCTTATCCAATTCAAGAATACCAGGGAGACCAAACCATTTGGTTCCCATGAGCCCATAGTTTCCAATAAGATAATTGTCTACAAACTCTTTACCTTTGTCATCAATGTCACTGTTATCCGAATTTTGAATCTTACGACTAACTTCCCCAATTGAACTATCAATGATCAATTTTCCAATCATAGTATTAGGTGCAACGTTGAATGCTATAATTATATTTGGATACATGGACGAGAAGTCCATATCTACGGCATTATCGTAAATAAACATGCTTCTTTTTCCAAAAATCTTAACCCCAGTATGTGAATTAAGCATGGGGTCTGCAACTAATGCACCGTCGAACTTTTCATCGTCATCGCCTTCATCCGATTCTTGTGCTTTTTTGTTCTTAGTACTCTCACCGTAATCAACGTTGATGTTATTCCCAATAATCAGACCCTGTTTATAAAACTCAACATAGGCCCGATTCTTAAGGAACACCGTCTGTTTGAATACTTTGTGATATACAGTAGCATTTGCATATGCTCGTTGATAAATATTATCAGTATCTCCGGTTTTATCCTCAATTCCCATTTGAAGAAGAACGTCTTTTATATTATATTTAACGAAAAGCCAATAATCAACCCATGCTAATGTTTTGATATTGGCAGCTTCGCTGTAATCAAGCTTAGAATCACCAATCTCTTTCTCTGCAACTGCATTAAGAGAAAAGGATCTGATCTCCCCTTGACCTTTTCTAAGTCCGCCATAATTGATCATTTGGTCGAGATACGTTGTATATGAAGAAATTCTAAAATAGTCTCCCTTATTGGGAATGGAGAAAGTTTTATAATCTTTCTTATAGAAAAGATATTTGACTTTGAAATCTTTATGACACATAACTCTTACGGGATCTAATCCGAGTTTCTTCAGGCGTTCGATAATGTACGGAATATCGAAGCCCATGTTCCAAATCAACATAAAATCCCGTTTAAGAGTGTTAATCAATTTAAACATATCAACTATGAGATCACATTCATCATCATACATGTAAATATTGTAATCCAACACTCCATAAACATCATCAAAGTCATCATGGAGTTCTTTAATAAACTCATCCACTCTTGCTTCAAAATCTGCAATTAATGGGTTTTCAGGATTTCTTAAAAGAAAAGTGAATACTGATTTACTCTCTTTATCTACAATGGTTGCTGCATTAATGGGACATTCTCCCTCTTTCGGAAACCCATCAAACTTATAGCTGTCAACCTCAATATCGAGAAACTGCTTTGTAATATATTTGGGTCGATCATTGTCGTTGTGTAAAACCCATTGAATTCTCACCCAGTTTTCGATATCATAATCTGAACCAAATACATATGGGTATTTATGAATTTCATGAATTTTACCCCAATTACCTGTAGCTTTACAATCTTCAATAAATTTTTTAAACATGTCACCCGCTTGCTGGGCGATATAGAAGGGAAGATTGTTAAATTTACATCTATGCATCTCTGTCTGATCGAGTTCAATAAATAATTTATTATAATCGTAGTTACGATATTTTTCTTTTGTAAAATAAATCTCAATTTCAGGCTCTCTAATTGTTTCAACAAATTTTTCTCCCGTATCAAGATCTTTATAGATAATATCAAGATAGTCTGCATCCCCACCAACTTTTTTATTATGATACATAACATTTAACAACATCGTATTTTCTTTATTTCTATGAGGTATAAATTTCAAGTTTATCACACCCCGTAAATTACTAGTTACATTGATGTTAACCCGTCTTTATAAAAGAATCTCACTTTATTTCTGAGAAAATAATATATAAACTACAGATTAATTAATTTAGCATCTTGAAAACACTTTAATAAAGAGATAAACTGGAGGTGCAACCAAGATGGAGAAGAACGGTTTGCTTGTAATTAATATTGATATTGATGAGAAAGTCAATATTATTGAGGGTCTCAAGTCTCTTAAACCGCTTCCCGGTACTAATTCAAAGGCTAGCTTCGATGAAGAGAGAAACGAGCCCCTATTGTTGACGAAATTAGGTAAGAAGGATAAAAAGAAAAAGAAGAAAAAGAAAGGAAAAGAAGGTTTATTTGATGGAGTTGATTTCTCACTAAGTAAAAATTTCGACGACGATGATGAAGGAGAAGAGCAAAAAGAAGAACGAAAATTCACATTCCTCGAAGCGGATGACATGTTCAGAGATGATGAAGAAACCGATCTTACTGAGGAAATTAGTAAAGACCAGAAAAAAAATTATAAGAAACGGGAAAGTGACTTCGAGAAAAAATTCGATGAAGAGTTAACTATTCTTTATGATCTCTTGGAAGAAGTGAATAAATTCGGTAAATCTCTGGAGAAAAAATATCATGCTTTGGAAGCTAGTAAGGTTAGGGGTATTAGCAAATATACCAATGACCTTATAGTCTCAATCCTGTCCAGTAAAGCAAGTAAACTTCAAATTGTTAAAGAAATTGCAGCCATTAAGAAAACAATTCAAGATCTTAAATTTAAAGCAGAGAAAGAAGCTCGGGATAAAGAAGGTGATATCTCTAGAGACCAAATTGCCGCAGCATATCTTTCTCGGGTATTTAATAATGTTGGTAGAAATAACTTTATTCAAGGTGCTGGTGGAATGGGATTTGCTCCTCGTAGCCAAGATGATGATGACGATGATGAAGTTCTTGAAGAAATTGAATCCCGTCGTGGAAATAGTGACTACCAGCGCGAAAGAATCTATGATATGATCTTGAATCGACTGGAAAATGAAAGAGATGATAGTGTTCGATCTTTCTATAGGGCACCTGAAGCAGATATTTATCTCAAATATGAGAATGAGGGAATAAATATTTGTGTTAAAAGATGTATTGACGACGGTTCGTGGCAATTTATTGCTGTAAACCGTGACGGTCAAGAAGTTCCCGACTATCCTCTCCCTAAAAAGAAAGACGTCGGTTCTGTTAAATTTAGTGCAGACGGTCGTCGTATGACTGATGGTAGGGGAGTTACCTATAAAGTAATTGAATACTCTGCTCCAATCGAATAAAAAAATAAAAGAGGATGATGGATTTTACCATCATCCTCTTTTATTGTTGTTCTTATGCACGAATAAGATTTCCGTTTCTTTCCATTTTGAATCTTTGAGCCCGATTCTCTCCGAGCTCTTTATCAACCATGCTACGAAGCTGCCGGAATGTACTTACGATAGCTTCGTATTCTGCTCGTTTTTCGTGTAAATCGAGGAGCTCATTTTTCAATGACCTGACCTCTGCAGCGTAATGGCGTATCCGTTCTTCCATTTGCAAGAGCATCATTTCGGCAGCCTGTCTACGCTGCTGTTCTTCTCTGATAGTATTACGTAAAATTTTTTCATTCTTTGCGTATTCCTGATTTTGTCCTGTGATAACCTTGATAAACAAATTGAGAGAATCTATCTCTTCTCTCAAACGTTCAATTACTCGATCTCGTTCTTCGATCTCTTGTGTGGAAAGAGCATCCGCCTTTTGAGCGATTGCTATAGCTTCCATAAGATCTGTTTCGGCAGTTGAAGTATCGGCTTCGAGAATAAGACGATACCGTTCAACTTTACGGAAGCGAGTATAAGCACCGAGAAGTGCAGACGGAGAAACTCGGATATAGTTCTCCGAAATGATTTTGAACGAAGACGAATTGGAATGTCCTTGTTCCCTGAGCGCTTTCATCAGAGTAAACAAGTACACGATATCTTCATCATTCCAGCGTTTATTGGTTCGATGATTTTTCATAAATGTAAGTCCTCCTATTTTATTAATTATATTGACGATTCATATCTATAATATATAATTATCAATTTTGAAAATCCGAAAGGTATTATGAAGCCTTAAAAAGAATATTGACATTCCGATAGTTGTCAATAGAGACATCCGACGTCATAATAATATCGACAGGATAATTGTCAAACATGTTGTTATGAGTAATAAGGAAAGTTTGTTCGCAATTAATGACATCAAGAAGAGTCTCAAGTATCCCTATAAAAGTAGTACGATAACTAGTATCAAGTGTAGAATCAATTTCATCCAAAAGCATAATGTTATAATCTCGAAGGGATTGTACGATCAAAGCAAATGAAATTGCCAATGAAATAAAAGTCCTTTCACCCTGAGAACATCTTATTGCATCATGTACACGAACTCCTTTCTTAATGTATGGAATACGGAATTCATCTTCGTTGATAACAAAATCATCGATCTCCAATGTATTTTGGTAAACCGACTCTAGAAGTTGGTTTACAAACGTTTTAGTACTTTTCAAATATAGCTGAATATACAAAAGAGGTACACCTTTAGTTGAAGAAAGAGACTCTCTAATAATTTCAACTTCTTCGTATTTTTCTTCGAGAGTTTTTCTCTCCTCATTAAGTGCATTGAACTCTCTCAGCCTATAATCTATGTCCGCAACCTCTGCTTCAAGTTCAGAGATTTCTCTATCTAAGTCTCGTATAGATACCCTATTTCTTTCAATCAACGATAGATAATATTGAATTTTACCATGTGTTTCTTTCTTTTCCTCAATAAGCTTAATCGTTTCCTTAAGTTTTTCCTCTGTTTCAGAAATAAGTTCTTTAATTTTCTTAAATTGATTGAGATCGGCTAATGAGGATTCCAATAAAGTTATTTTTTTATTCAAATCGTTGCTTTCTTCTTTCAATTTTTCAATGTCCTTTTCTACAGAAGATATTTGTTCGTCTAATGCAAAAATTTCATTTTGAAGAGATGTCAGTGAAGAACTATTTTTTTCGATGAATTGAAGTTCTTTTTTAGTTTCTTTGATTTTATTGTCCAATTCTTTAAATTCTTCATATTCCTCCAAAGCAGATATATAATTAGTGATATAATCCTCATCGTATACAATCGTTCTATTTTTTATAGAATTGAGAATATTTTTAATATTAAAGAAATCCTCAGGCATTCTTTCGATAAGATTTTTGTTAGATTTAATAACCATAAAAATATACTCGATTTTCTTCATAATGTCGATATATGAAAGAAGTCGTTCTCTCTCAACCTCTAAAGATTCCAATTCTGCTCGAAGTTTCTTTGAGTGAGATTCTTTGTCTGGAATCTGCTTGTGATCCTCGTAGAATTTTCGATACGGACATTCACAATTCGTATCATGAGGAACATACAAAACATATACCTTATCCTCATTATTCAAATTGATTTTGAGTCTTTCCAACTCAGAATGAATACTATTTATACGCCTATCGATTTTATTAACTTCTCTGCGTACAAAAGAATCGACATCCTGGCCTTTATTAAACATATCTACTACATCATTAATTGAACTGGAGCTAAACTCATAGACATTTGTTGCAACTTCATTTATTTCCTGAAGTAGAGAAAGAGCCTTCAGCATATCATCTTTTGTACATTTGGGATTGAAATTTTTAAATTTTTCACCAAGCTTATCCTTTTTCTTATTGAGTTCAAGATAGTAATCACTAAGTCGGTCATATTGCAATTCGGAAGACACATATTTTAAATTTTCTTCTTTTTCTTGTTTCTGAGTAATAAGTGAATTTAACTGGGTGAAGAAGAAATCAATTTTACTCTTATTGAGAGAGATACTATTCGTGTGATTATCTATCAACATAGTTATTTCTTTAATTTTAGAATCGACGTCTCCCTCAATAACTAATACATTACTAGAAATCTTCCCGCCAAGGTCATTAAGATGAGTTTTGAGACTGGAATACTCTCTTTCCAGAGATTTTGTCTCTAAAATAAATGAATCCAATCCTTGGGGAATTAAAGATTCAATAAACCCTTGGAGCTTACCATTTTCACTACCAATTTCGTCACGATGTAAACGAAGTTTAGAGATTTTATCATTCAATTTACTCATTTTTTCACGTTCATCATTTTCATTAAAAACCTTAAGTTTTGCAATCTTAAAAGTTACAGTTTTTATCAATGATTTAAGAACACGAGCGTCTTCTCCAACTTTTTTATGTAGCTTAAGATAAAGATTGATATCTTTAAGCAAATCTGACATGAAGTTCTTACGATCACTTGCTTTCATATCTATAAACCCTGATACATTAGATCCAAGACGAAGGAGCCTAAAAAGATCGGACTCGATTGACAATTCGAGTTCGACAATTTCATTAAACGATTTTACATTTCCATTAGGATTAAGCTCCTTACCATTCTTACTAATGAAACTTTTAATACCCTTATCGTTTTTAAACTGATAAAAATGTTTAATAATGTATTCGTTACCATTATGGAGATAATGAATCTCCTTATATCCGTTTTCGCCCTCAAGAATAAAATCCTTCCCACTCCTAATATCCATAGAACCTGGATATGCATAAGGATTCAAGAGACTGAGAATACTAGTTTTACCTGAACCGTTTGGTCCAACCAGCAATATAATGCGATTTTTTTGATTAGACAAATCTATCTCAATGTGCTTTTTTCCCATTGCTGTAAAAATCGGTGCTATATTGGTAGCAATAAGCTTTGTAATTTTCATAGTTTCATCCTCTCCCAAAAAAAATAAAATTCCCTCTGTAGATCTGTTACAGAGGGAATTTTATTTGATTATTCGTCTTTCTCGTTAATTTCTTTTACGGCATATTTAACTATTCTGAATGACTCATCGACATATGTGGCACCTTCGATCGGAAGGTGGTCCATTTTTTCAACTTCTTCAATGGCTTCTTCCAGAGAAGAAGCTTCAATTTCAACAGTATTTTCAACTTCCCAAGTAACTAGGATTTTATATTTTCTTTTGTTTGCATTAATTTCTCCATTAGCGGCGAGTTCTACTTTCATTTTTTTCCTCCTTTTTTCCATAATGATTGATAAATATTTTTTTTATGATGGTTTGGTGCCGAGGAGGGGACTCGAACCCCCATGACCCGAAGTCGCGGGATTTTAAGTCCCGTGCGTCTGCCAATTCCGCCACCCCGGCGCGATTAAAATTTAAGTTGGTGGGCCCTGCAGGACTCGAACCTGCGACCGATCGGTTATGAGCCGACTGCTCTCACCAACTGAGCTAAGGGCCCAGATAGGTATATGGTGCCGCCTGAGGGACTTGAACCCCCAACCATCTGATTACAAGTCAGACGCTCTACCAATTGAGCTAAGACGGCATATATTACATTATGTGATCTTTTATTGAATAAAAAGATCCATGTTTTATCAACAAGCCATTTTTACACAAACGATCCAAATATCTCTTAAGTTTAATTTTGTCTATAGTATCGCTGACCTTATTGTATAATTCTTCAAAAATGAACGGTCTTTTAAATTTAGATATTTCACCGATAATCTTTTTTGCTGTATCCAATTTCAACCACCCCAAAGATATATAACACTGGACCCGGAGGAATTTGAATTATCAAATTCCATCAACAGGCCCAGCGGAAGGTTGGTTTAACTTCTTCAAAGTTTTGTTTGTTTCATTTTTATTTAATATAGGATTAATATCCATTTATATCACAAGAATTCTTCGCTTGAAAGATGAATGGGATTTGGAAGAGGATTAATTTTATCAGTTCCATTATCCTCAATGATCATATCCCATCTAACACCAAGAATCTCACACCATATTTTAAAATTCTTTACTGTCATCTTGGTATTTTTGACGAGACCACTTTTCAGATTATTGAGTGCATGTTGGTTTGTAAATTTGGACTTATAATTTTTGAGATTGACCTTCTTATCGATGATAATTCTTTTAACAAGATACTTCAAGAAATCATCATCTTCCTTAATCGTTGGCAACCAAAGCTCTGTATTATTATTAATAACCTCGATATCCTCAGCGTCGATGAAGCTATCTTTCGAAGTTTCCATCTCTTTGAAGATTTTATCGAGATTAAGTTCATTCACATTATCAATGTGATACTTCTTGGCAGTTTCTTTGTCATACTCGACAAAGATATAGTTACCCTCACGGTCTTTCCAAATTCCAGCTTCAAGCTTTTCTCCTTGCTTAAAGTCTTCAGGGACCTTTCCCTTATAGACATAAACATGCTCACCCTTGATATAGCCGATTCCTTTCTTAAGTTTCATTCCTGGAATGTATATTGTTACTTCATGAAATTCATCATCGACAATTATGTTGGTTCTGCCTGTAAAAACTCTAACCGTCGTGATTTTTTCAGTCATTCATAACACCTCCACAAAGATAATATATAAATATTTACTCAACTATATTATTCGATGATCATTCTTTTTTCTCTAGATCGGACATTATATCTGCTTCTTTTACTATTCCTCCAGTTGATTTGACAAATTCCTTCGATGCTTTTTCAAATACACTTTTCTTAGGTTTCGCTTTAATTAACGGCTTGGTATTTTCTAACTCCCCTGCTTTAATTGCAGAGATATAGTAGTTTATTAACGCTTGAGAATAGACAAAGATATTTGTCTGTTTTAATGCATAAAGTAGACTTTCAAATGCATCAATAGGGAGTTCGACAAAATTGTTGTTATTATTTAGGTAAAGAATGACCCCTTCATACGAGAGTTCATTTTCGTCATATATTTTAGCAGGCTTTAAAACCATCCTGTTACCATTGCCAAGATTGTAAATTCTTACCACAGCTTTTTCTGCCTCATCGGAATAAATAACGATTTCATTTTTGGAATTTACTGCAAAAATATTGCCGTTATATATCGAATCAAGCATTTTTTCAAAACCTTTAATAATCTGAATTATATTTCTTTCGTTAATAATGATACTTTTATCTTTATCCCATTCGGTATTATCAATCAATTCAAGAGTCAAAAATGATTGGAAATCTAATTTCAAATACGTTTTTCCTTGAAACGTAAATTCATTGTGAAAATTTTCCACCCTGCCATCTTTTTCTTTTAATAATTTAACATGTATCCTCAATATGAGATTAGCCACAGGCTGAATTATAATTCGAGATATTTTTTGCAGATTCTCTAGCATAATTTATTCTCCTTTGAAAAAAATAAGGGGAATTCTACACCCCTTTATTTTTCTGTTTTCAGTTAAATGGAAAGTAGAATTCCGAGATTACCGATTAGTGTACAACTCCTGCTGATTCAGGTTCTATAAATATATTGGCACCTTTACCAACCTCGAATTTATTATCTTCAATTACTTCGTTAATCAATTTATTAAATTGATCGATGCCGAATATTATCGCAAATCTTATGTAATCTTTGTTTCTATCATTTTTAATGGAGTAGTAAAGCATTCTATTTATAAACCTAGCTCTTTGTAATGATCCATAAAAAATATCGGGGTTAAGGTGATAGTATCTAAGGTGATCTATTATCTTAGGAATAGCCGTTTCATTCAGCCAATTCAAAAAGGCAAGAGGTATGATTTTAATTGGTGTTAATTTATCCTTCGGAATATCGACTTTATTAACAACCCGTGTTAAAAGATCTTTGATATCTTTACATTCCCGCGATTTTACATCGAAATAATTGCCAATAAGAACGAAGGTGTAAGCTGCAAATATGTCCACTTCTTTATCAAATTTAGATAAAGACGGATATTTAATCCCGTATAATGCGCGGGAATCACCATTTTTAATTACATTCCTGATAAATTTTTCATCTTTACGTTTTTCAATAAAATTAAGAATAGACATACATGGGCCTCCTAATTATTAATTGTATAAAAAATAATCAGGGAACCGCAAAGGTTCCCTGATTTAAATCTATTTTTATAGATCGTCGTCATTATCGTTGATATTTATCCAGACCCTGAGATAACCATTGTCATACTCAGTTCTCTTTATCGACGACATTCTGACAACTTCTCTTAAATTTCTTTCTTGGTCAAAGAGTTCTTGAATCGTTTCACATTTCTCAAACGGGTCCACGTAAAGAATATCTTTGTTCTGCTCTTTGTGTTTCTTAGACATCTCTTTCTGGAAATCGAAAATACCATCCTCAGGTTCATGAGCTCCATCAAAATACAACCCTTCGGTTTTACAGAAAGGCGTGATGATACCAGATGAACCTGGGTCGCTTGTTCCACAGACGTTGATATCCAATCTTCCCAAATATGATGGGTGGATACCTCTATATTTCATCGGAATATTGTTTTCGTTTTTATTACCAAGAGAGTTTGGACCTTTCAAGGTAAATCTAAGTTTTGCAAAGAAGTCCATATCATTAATGCGATCATCATACCGAAGCAATCCGGATATATGGAGTTGGTCCATCAAAATATTTCCGGAAAACTTCAAGATTTCTTTTACTTTATCCAGAGTAACTCTGCTACCAGCAGCGATTACCCGATTCATTCTTTCATTAAAAGCTTTTGTCAGCAGAGATACAATATATTCATTGCACCTCAAACGTTTATTTGTCAAATCCATGTTATCCTTTTTACGAAGTTCGTTGTAATTTTGGACCATCCAGCGAAGGATGGAATAGATGGATTTTTTATTCGAATCGTTGATCTTAAGAATATCTTTCGTCGTTTCATCAAGCATACGCTCAATGAATTTCAGTGTATTTAATCCTTTTTCCATGTAGTTATATGAATTGGTAGCGTGCATACTTCCAATCCATTCAATCCAGTAGTTTCTATTATCAAGGTCCTCATAATTCAAACGATTTGTAACAAATCGCAGAATCATGGACACTATTGATTGCACATATTGATACTTTAGAAAGAAATAACGGTTTACTTCCAAAAATAGTTTATTTTTTATCTTGAAATAGATGTTATTCTCTTTATCCCCTTCTTCTTCAACGAATCTAACCACTTTATCAACGCTGAAGAATTTAAGGGTTTTGGTAACACCCATTTTCGCAAAATAAATCAGTAAAAGGTCTATCTCTTTCCTAAAGATAAGCAAATATGTGGGGGCAGTATAAAAATTACCGTCGGTATCCTCAAACTCCCCTTTAACACGTTTAAGAACTACTGGAACCAGAGATTTAAGTGTCAAATTCTGGCGAGTTGTATAGGTAGAAGAATCTACCAATTGATAGAGCAAAAGATATTTCTTACCTTTGATTGTATAGTAGCCATTTTCGTCAGCTACTGGGATAAGAAGCTTCTTAGTTACGATCGCTTCCTCACCCTTACATTCCAGCTTGAACTTGAGACGAAGCTCCATGTATCTGCTATCTTGCATGTACATGTAGCGCGTATCGGATTTCTTTCTGGATTTTTTACGGGTAGTCATATATTCATTGAGATCAATCTCTTTCTCATCCTCAATGAATGTATAACCGAGAAATTTAATATATTCAAGGACCTCCAATGATTTACATGCGTTTACAATTAGTTTAATGAGGTCCTCATCGTATTCGCGGGTAATGAGACCGTAGTTAATTCGTTTTTCATTTTCGTTTTCATAATTCGCTATGAAATCTCTCATCCCAACTTTGACCTCCCAACATCAGTTTTCCCATATCATCTATTGTAATGTAAGCTAATAAATAATATATAATTTATCACCTCCTCTCTTTTCCAAAAAAATCATTTATTTTTTAAACCCCTACATTTTCTTCATTGTTTGTCTGCTTCTCTGATGTATAATTTGCCGTTAACAGATTTTTGAGCCGTGGATCATCTTTTTCGAAAAGTTTCACTATATATCCAGCCACTTCCCTTATGGGAATAGCCGTGAGTCTATCCTTGTCAACGAATTCCTTAATGGCATCATCTTCATTTATACCCACTCTAAGCCCGACATATTCCAGCCTAGAATAGTCATTAGTTTCAGCAAGAATCAAAAATAGATCCATTTGATTATTATTCATTGTAAATCCCCTCCCATATTCTTTTAAACAAAAAATTTATTCATTTTAATCAAAAAGAAATCTTTTTGATTAAAAATGAAGGTCCGATGGTGATCTTAATGACCA